ATAGTCATGCTGACATTCCTTTCTAATGTTAGAGTATGTGCGGAGTTCCAGTCCGGCGACATACACCTATTTATCATTCTTTACTTTTTAAAAGTTTGTTTAACTCAGCAGTAGAACCAACAAAAATAGCTTTATCAATCTTGGTGTTACCATCTTTTTGTTTTCCGTCCATTGTACGCATTTGTTTCTGTACCGCAAGCAATTCTTTATTTGCGTCAACAACATTCTTTAACAATGTACCATATACTTCAAATGCCCTAGGATGTTGTCCTGCTTTAGCGATGTTAAGTATTTCATCCATAGCTTCTTTGCCTTGGTCGATCAGGTCTTGTAGATTATCTTTGGTTTGTTGATATGCATCTTCCAAATCACCTTTTAAGTCTGGACCGTCTTCAGATTTAGAAACAACCGGTAATAAAGTTTTAGTTTCTTGTTCTACCGGTGTTACATCAAATAACTTTTCCATATTTTTGTCAAATGTACTCATAGTTTTTAAATTAATTATAGTGCTGCAATCCTAGATTTAAAATCTGCAAAGTCTGAAGATGCTGCAACAATTACTTTTAGATTTGCAAGTGGTAGTGCAGCTGCTCTTTGTGTTGTTCCATTTGTGAACGAAATGTTTCCAGTATTTACAATATTTTTACCACTCAAATCCAATGCTGTTGGGTCACCAGAAGAAGGTATTATAATTTTACCATTTGAATCGAACTGCCATTTTTGTTGAAATATTGTTACAGATTTTTCATAAAAACCGCCAGGAGTTGAATATACTATTACATTTGTTGAGTATGTGTAGTTTGTATTATCTGCAATTGTTACGGTTGTGTTTCCACTACCAGCAGTTGTACTTGTTGCTGTGTTTGCTTCTGGTATACCGACATATGTAAAAGCACCCCAAGAACTACCATTTGCACCAAGATAAGTTCCTGATAGAGAACCATCTACGGGTAATTGATAAACAGTTGCGTGTGTGTTTGCATTAGCTGATGATTTTGAATAACCAATACCAACAAGATAGTCACCAGAAACATCTAGTTGTCTGTGGCCAAATCTAATTGTTTGATTTGCATTTGCTATTTCGAGTGACCTTGCCCAAACTAATGCACCATTTGCATCAATCTTATATGTAATAAATGCTGATTGATTGTTTGCATCTATTGTTGCACCATTTACATATAAAAAATTATCTTTATGTTTGATCCAATTGATTTTTGGTGTTGTAATACCAGTTATACTTCTTTCCCATAATAATTGATTGTTGGATCTAAATTTGTAAATGTTAGTATTTGATGCTGCGTACCAATTATTTGATGTATCGGAAGTCAAACTTATAATCGTGTTTCCATTTGCATCAACATTATTTGTCCACAAATATACACCTTCTGTATCAAACTTGTGAACTTTTCCGTTTGCAGAACCTACTAAAACACCATCTTCGTTTGGTAGTGCCAAACAACAAAATGCATTTGTTGATGGTAAATCTGAGGTAAATTTTGTGAAATAAAGTTCACCGGTTATATCAAGACCGGTTAGTAAATTGTGTTCACCTACAAAATAAGGAAATTGTTGGTCATCAACAGTAATGTCTACCGAACCTATGGCATCTTCAACCATGGAACTCCAAACATTTTGGCCAAGATAATTAAATTTTGTAACTAAAGTCGAAGAATTATCTGGAATATTTGTTAACAAATAAACATTGTTGTTTGCGTCAATGTCTAATGATTCAGAATAACTACCATATGAGGTGTTTGCTGGTACAGATCGTGTCCAGAATATTTCACCTGTTGTATCAAATTTTACAATTGTTGATTGTGGGAAACCCGTGGTTTCATTTTGTGTTGTTAGTGCAACATAAATGTTATTTGCTGAATCGTATGCAACACTGTGACCATATGTATTGGCTGTTTGATTTGCTAATCGACCATACAATAAACCCCAAACCTTTTTATTGTGACGGTCATTACCAAGTTCCACTTTTGTATTACTATACATTACAGTGTTTATGAAACTAATGTCACCTAAGAAAACAGTATTCGCTTTATTGAATGCACCTTGTGCTAAGGCCGCATTATTTGCTGATAATGAATTGGCAGTATTAGCATTATTAGAAACATTAGTATATAATTCGGTAAAATTATTATTTGTTTTGATAAAAGATGCTCTTAGTGTGTCGCCTTTACCATCGTTTGCTCTAATACCAATATTGATAGTTTGTTTAGCCATTTATTTCTCTCATTTGGGGTTTATTGATTTGCTGCCTTGTTAATTGTCAAAACTTCATTTAGTGTATTGTCGACCTTAGCGTCAACTTTATCAACAGTCATAAAGTCGATATCTGTAGAAACTCTACCAACAGCATCAACTTCAACAAATTTCAATGGGTTCAAGTTATATGAAGTGAAGTTATAATTTGCTAAAGTGTTAATACCGTATATAGGTTTATCGGACACAAAGTTTCCTGTTAGTTGTTTTAATCTCAGTGTGTTATCTATAAATTGAACAACAACACCTGTTGCTGTTGTGTCATCTGATGTATATCCTTGATATACTGTTTCACCAACTTTGTATGTACCAAAACCAGAATCTAGGTTTAAATAAAATTCAACAACATCAGTGTCTGTTATTAAATTGTAAATAGATACGAATGCACGATTGATAACACCAGTTTCGGTTGTTTTTCCAAAAACAAATCCTTTGACTGTAAAATTTAATGTCCAGATTATCATTCTGGTTTCATTTTCTCGGCCACCTTCATAAGTTATTTCATGTGATGTTGAGTTTAAAACCACAGGCACTTCTTTAACGATACCCATTTCAGGAATTAAATTTAATTTAATTGTATAATCTGGTGTAAAATATGGTAATATGTGTTCAATAATTTGTGTGCCATCTTCAATATTTCTTACATAGATGTATAAATTAAAATCAAAATTATATGGCACAGGATTGTATTGTGCAATAACTCCGGTGGCTGTACTTGTTCCTGCAAAATTTTTAATATTTGTATTTTGTTTTCTACTAGAATCGTATGTCAGTCCTGCCATTTCAAAAGACATTCTTGGTAAAGCTATTTGAACTTTTTTATCTAAGTTCAAATCTTCTTCCAAACGCATAACATAACGTTCTTTGCTAGCATATGCAATAGGAACAATAAATCTTTCAGATTCTGTAAGGTCTGGTTTAAATCTATACAACGTTATGTTGTCGAAAAGGTTACCAAATCCAACAACTAATTTTCTGATGACACGGTTATATGTTGACATTATATTTTTCCAAACGGATTAATTTCTGTAAAATCTATAATATTATTTGCAGTATCAAACAGATATTCGTTGTCATATGATTCATTTCTTGTGCTATCTTTTAATGGATCGTATGATGATAGATAGTATTGAGCATTACTTGTTGCACCGATGATTGCAACATTTGCGGCAAATTCACCAGCAACATTTGTTACTTTCAGTATGTCATCAACTGTGTTCCATTCCTGTACTATTGCAACCACAGATGCATTTGCTTGTGTTCTATCTGAAGATTGAAATACAATTTCTCTAGGTTCGTATGTTCCTGTACCAACACCAGTGTTCAAATCAATCGTGTAACTTGATTGAATCATTACATCATCAATATCTTCCACACCAGTGTCAATAACTTCTTGTGAGTACTTGAATTTCTCTAGTTCTAATTCATAAAAATAAGGAATCTTTCTACCCAACATGAAGAAATCTTTGGTTTGATTTGTGAATTTAATTTCAAACAATTCACCCGTACCATTTAAGAATGGTACATAGACCAAATCACCTTCCCGTGGTCGATTAAATCTATCTTGTGGAACTCTTTGAGAGAAAGAACGTTTTGACAATATAATATTGATATTGTTTTTAATTTCAAGTCCAAATTTTGAAAAGAATTCTCTTTCACCACCATACTCCATTGAGCTTGATAGATAAAATTCTATTGGAAATGCTGAACTGAATTTTTTAATTGGATCTTCACCATAAAGAATGTCTCTATCGGTTTCATTTTCAATAGGCAGATAGTAGGCGTCATATCCTTGGATTTTAATACTCTCTACAATCAAATCTTCTATTACTCTTTGTTCTGCAAGAGAGTTGTAGTTGTTGAAATACACCGAGGTCGCCATGATATTATCCTAACTTTTCACAAAAATAATTTTTGTGGTGTTTTCTTAAACCGCTAGCCACAATTGACATTTTTGAACTATCCAAGTTATTTTCCTTACAATATTGTTGTAAATTTTTTATTTTTATTTTTGTTCCGTCTGGTCTGGTTATTAACCAATTTCTACTATTACTCTCGGATATTTTATTTTTCCATTCACAAGGACGGCCTTTTAATGACTCACTCATTTTTAATTTATATTCGTCAGACCATTTACGACCTAAATTTGCTTTGTGTCCTACTGGTGGTCTAGATTTTTTACCAGACATTACAAATAGTTCGTGTAACAATTCTTCTTTACCAATAATGCCAGCTAAACCTTTCCAAGCTAATTCATCTTGTTTATGTCCATATTTTTCCCACAAAACACGATGAGCTTCCGCATGTTCTTCTACGGTAAGTTCAATTAAATTGGATGGATCATTTGTTCCACCCATATGTTTTGGAATAATATGGTGTTGGTGTTTCATATTAGTTCATGAACATTTCTAATGGTGCGCCGTACTTGTCACCAATTTCTGCATGAAGTGCATCGATTTCTTCTTTTGCTTCAGAATAAATCTTATCACCATTTAACATTACGCCACCTGGCAATTGAATGCCGCTAAATTTTTTGAGATTGTTACCCCAAGAACGTTTAATGAGTGCTGTTGCATATTCTTTTAACCAACGGTCATTCCATGCCTGCGTATACACATCAGGATCAATCACCGCATAGCATTCTGCAATGACTGTTGTACCGACTGGTGCTTCATTGCGACCCCAACCCCAATCAATATAAAGTCTTTGCATATGTCTTTGAAATCTAATAGGAACTTCACCAGAGAATAGTTGTTCCAACATGCGTAGATGTTGTAATGTCAATGTGTAGTTAATGTAAGATGCAGAGGTGAAATCATACAACTCATTTAAACGAAGTTGATATCTCAAGTCAAACATATTAACCTGAGATTGTGAATCGGAAACTGGAAATATTCTGGTTATACCGGCAATCTGTAGTACATTGTTTGATGAATCTCTGGCTTGAGATATGTCCAAGTATCTATTATTAACATCTGTTTGGTCTATTCGTTTAATGTAATATACTTTTTGTAGGCCATCAAAGTGGTAGTCTTGCCAATATTGAAGTGCATCATCAATACGGTCTTCTACCTGGTCGTCATCAACGTTGATTTCAATTACTGGAAACCCTAGTCTACGCAGGCAATAATCTTTGAATGCCGTTCTTGTTGTGATTGTTTTCGCCATTATATCCCCCTAATAAGGATATTTATGTTTCGTTCCACTTGCGATTTATAAATCCGATGAATAATCAAACGAGTTGTCTATATTAGATAACTTTATTTTTGTTGTCATTTTTACTCTGTTGTTGTATTTTCTTCAGGTTCAACATAAGGAATCCAACTCAACGTTGATTCATCCCATGTCCAAGACCCTTCAGTTGGCATTGGTGTTGGTGGTATAATATTATAATTCTCATAATCTATTGTCCATGATGGATATGGATTTGCTGCAACCAAATTGTCCAACATTTGTTGTCTTTTTTCATCAGAAATTTTATTAACTGTCCATACGTCATAACAAACACCATCAATGATTTTATATTCTGGTCCTTCAATCACTTCGTCCCATTTAGGAACAGGACTTGCTACACGAATAAATTTACAATACCGTTCAGGTAAATTCTGAAAATCTATACCTGGATAAACCATTTCTAAATTAGATTGTTGTATAGGATGATTGATTGGATTACCTTCATAAATTTCAATACATAAATTCATAATTTTCCTTAATTAAACATCAGTTGTTGGTGCGGGGTATTTATGACGGGCACCCCAAGTTATTCTTACGCCACCAATACCACCATTTGAGCGTCCAGAAGTAAAGTTATTTCCTGCGCCGCCGCCTCCACCACCAAATTCACCGCCTTGACCAGTGCCTGCCGGTGCGGCACCATTTGTGCCTCCACTACCTCCTATACCAGCACCAGTAAGTGCTGATGATACTTGACCAGTATCCATGTTGGCATCTTTGCCTGTTCCGTATATTCCGGTGCCGCCGCCGCCTGCACCCATTGTTAATGCTGAACCGCCCGTACGGCCGCTACTTGACCCCCCGGTTAATGAGTATCTATTAGCTACATAAGGTGTTGGATAGTTTCCGTTTTGAATCGTTCCGGCACTTCGGCCGGCACCACCTGCTGTTCCTTGATATCCAGCTGCGCCACCACCACTACCTCCTTGTGCAGTGGTTGATGAACTACTTGCTCCACCTGCGCCACCTAATGCACCACCACTACTTTTAGCTGATGAGTGTACAGAAAATGTGCCACCTACCGATAGACCACCAGAAACTGCTCGGGCACCTTCACCTCCACCGGCTGTCAACAGTGTTAAATTTCCACCAAATACTTGATCTCCAGAAGTGTTTAATGATCCCAATGTTTGTGATACGCTTATGGTGTATGTACCTTCATTACCAAGTTCACCTGTTTGAAATCCGGTTATCGTAAATGGTGTTGCACTACTTACATTCATTCCAATTGTTATTATTCCTGAACGTACTCTTGTTACATACAAGTTGGTGCCTGATATAAAACCTTCGAAAGAAGCATTTCGAACAACAGTACTATTTCCACCTGCTTGTGCAGAATTCAATGCATTTGAATTTCCAGCGGCACCAACAACAATATTAAATTGTTCTCCGGGTTTACAATTAAAATTTCCCCAAGCTAAACCACCTCCAGCACCTGAGCCTTTGCCTGTCGTACTGCTACCCTGCATACCGGCGCCACCGCCACCTATAGCACATACTGAAAATTCGGTTACTCCTGCAGGAACAATCCATGCATATGCTCCTGGTGTAAAATAATTTTGTTGACTATTTGTTACCGCATCTGAACCATAATAATTACCTGTATTTGTTGAAGGGTATCCTCTGCCTTCACCCCATATTATTCTAACACAACCTCTTGCCCCAAAACCGGAACCTGTACCAGGATTTGAGTTTAAACCGCCGCCACCGCCGCCGCCGAACAATCCACCGTTTTGCGAAAATCCGGCCGCACTCCAAGATGATGCCAAACACTGCGCTTGCGGGCTCATAAAACTTGTTATTGGTAAACCATCAGAGCCACCGGCTCCGCAAGAACCACCCGTTGCAGCTGCGGCTGATCCGCTTGTGCCTTGGCCCCACGGACCTGTTCCTCCACCAGCACCTCCGTTATTGCTGGTTATGCCTCCGGAACCACCACCACCGCCACCAAGAGTACCAGCTGTATATCCAGTAGTATTAGTTCCACCAACTCCACCTGTCATTGTATCTAAGTTTTGATTCGCTGCATATCCAGCTGCACCACCTCCACCCGAACATCTTTCGGAAGAGGCCGCGGTAGTCACGAATGATGTTCCACCAAAACTATAAGAACCTTCTGCTTGCGAACCTGTAAGACAATTGTTTGTGCCATTAATTAATGCTGTAGTGGGAGATGTACTGGCGGAACCTCCAAAGTTACCACCTTGGCCGCCCGCAGCACTAATTAAATTTGTGGCGCCTCTAAAAATAGAAGATTGTCCGCCATTTCCTCCGACTGTTCCGGTGAGTGTTCCATTGGATCCGCCAGCACCTACGGTAACAGTAAGTGATTCGCCTGGTTTTACTGCTATTTTGTTGCTCCAAGATAATGAACCACCATTGCCTCCGGCTGCAGGTGATGAAGCATGAGCTGCACCACCGCCGCCGCCACCAATACACACAACATGTATTTCAAAAACTCCTCTAGGTACAATCCATGTAAAAGTACCTGAACTGGATGTCCATTCTTCTTGGCCAGCTAAAGCTACATAATTCACCGCATTATTAATAAATGTTATACCTGACATATTAATCAGTATAATAAAATGTTATTTTCAAACCTTTTGCACCAACACCAGCAGCGATAATATCAACAGTAATTTCCGCATCATCTGCAATTGAGGTTGTTGTTAAAGTTGTCGGTGTTGCCGCTGTCGTACTTGTTTTTTCTGTTGCATCTATGGTTAATTTATTTGCACCAAGTATTGTTGTGCCTACCAATTTAATATCAACGTTAACTAAACCAGATGTTGATGCAACGTTCAATGATGCTCTAGGTATAGAAGTTAATGTCATTGCAGAAGGTGCTCTGAATGATGCTCTAGCAGCACTGACTGTTAAGTTTGATGTGTCGTCTGTAACTGCAAAAATTATAATTTCAGAATTTGCTTTTAAGAAAGCTGCATTAGCATGTGTGTATGCAGCATTAGCAAATGAAGCAGTTATATTTTGTGCGATATAGGATGAGTTAGCTGTTATGAAAGATGCATTGGCTGTATCTCTAGCCCAAGCATCTGTAGTACCACCACCGCCGCCTGTATTTGCCTGAGCATAAGCAGCATTAGCTCTATCAAAAGCCGCATTAGCAAAAGATGCACCGGAATTGGCTTGACCAAAAGCTCCGTTGGCAAATGAACCAGCTGAATTTGCCTTGTCGTATGCATTGTTTGCTTGCGTTCTTACCCATGCATCTGTACCACCAGTATTTGCTTGAATGAATGCTGCATTGGCTGTAATGAATGCGGCATTTGCAGTATTTCTGGCATAAGCATCAGCTCCACCACCTGTGTTTGCTTGAGCATAAGCAGCATTGGCTCTATCAAATGCTGCGTTGGCCAAAGATGTTATTACGTTAGCATCCGCAGGCACCCTTGTCCATGTACCATTTGTACTGTTGTAGGTATATGTTATACCGTTTACTACTGCCGTTTGGCCATTGGTTGGGGAAAGTGGAAATGACATGGTCTATTTATGGAGAATTTATAAATGCAACAGTTTGTACGGCGCCCGTGAGTCCGTCAGCACTAAATTGTTCTGCAACTTTTGTGAATGTGTCTCCCGCACCAATACTATATAATTGTGCATAAGGTACATTGGTGCCATAACCAACACACATATATTTCACATCTTTACTAATTGCTATTGAAGTTCCTGTTGATGAACCAATGGTTATTCCACTTAATGTTAATTTTGTAAATGTGTCGGTGCTTGTATTTATTTTGTATACTGCAACAAATGGAGATGTTCCTCCAACAACTGATAGATAAACAGAATCGGATGAACCGGCCATAGCCGCAAGTGTACCCACGGATGGTGTTGCTGGATTACTTAACTTTGTTAAAGCACCAGCACTCAACTTGTAAACTTCCGGTACACTTGGTGTGCCAGAAGTACCTATAGCTATATAACCATTTCCACACCAAGTGAGCATTGACACTAATGTGCTTGATGGTAATGTAGCGGGGTCACTTAATTTGGTAAACGTATCACCACTTCTAGAATAAACCGTCATAAAAGGCGTTACGCTGTGGCCAACAGCTAGGTAGTTTCCGTCAAAAGAAAATGCACAACATCTACCGGCACCAGTTGGCATAGTACTAGGGTTACTTAAATTTGTAAATGTATCACCGGTTCTTTTAAAAATATAGAAATATGGAGATGCTGTTTGTGTATACGTTATATAAGTTCCATCAGGACTAATAGCTAATCCAGTACAACTTCCAGTTGGCATAGTTGCTGGGCCGGACAATTTTATAAACGTGCTGCCAGTTCTTTTATACAATTCTAAAGTTGTTGCTGATGAGCTATTCCCACCCACAGCTAAATAATTACCATCATCTGATGTAGCTACTGTCGGGGTGCCACCTACTGACATTGATGATAAATTAGTGTTTAAGAATTGTAAACCATTTTTTGTTTTTCCATATATTCTTACTCCATCTAACGTACTTGGGCTATTTCCAACAACAAGTCCAATAGTTTTTCCTGTATTTGGCCAATAATTATTTGAATTTTTTATATATTGTGTTCCCAAATCAACCATGTTTGGTTGAAATTCCAACATTGTGTTATTGTCGGTTAAGATTGCACCTAATCCTCTATTTTTAGACATTAACTAATATCCTCATACGAACAAACACCTTCCAAATAACTGTTAATATTAGCAGTCAATCTTAAAGAATCATTTTCTTCCAAATAAACTTGAATATCTTTTGCAATAACGTTAATTGTTGATTTGGGTGGCACAGTAATTAGATATGCCAATCTGTATGCAGTGGCACCACCTTTAAAAACATCAACTGTTACATCAGCACTTGCTGTACCATCAATATTTGAAATATATAAAGAATTAATTTTTAAAACTTTACCACTGCTGGACGCATTTGATACAATTGCAGTCGCCGCAGTTGTTATTGCTTGACCTGAAACTTTTCCAGTTATTGTTGTTGCGCCGATTAAATTTGGTGCTGCCATGTTATCCTCCGAATACTAAATTATATCCAACAACTTTCGCAACACTTGTTCCACCGGAACCTGTTGAATTGTTCGACATTGTTGGTGAAATTATATCTACCCAATTGTTGCTTGTGCCATCATTTATATATTCATAAAGAACATCTGTTGTAGTTAAATACCATTGGTCTCCAGGTTTTGGTGATGATGGTGCAGTAGAAGATGCCGTATATATTATAGTTGTGTTTGCTTTTGTGTATGATGCATTGGCTCTATCAAAAGCACCATTAGCAAATGATGCACCACTATTAGCAGTTAAGAAAGCACCATTGGCAAATGATCCAGATGAGTTGGCTGCATCGTAGGCATTGTTTGCCTGAGTTCTTACCCATGCATCTGTACCACCAGTATTTGCTTGAATGAATGCTGCATTAGCACGGTCAAAAGCACCATTGGCAAAGCTGGATGATGAGTTGGCTGTTAAGAAAGAACCATTAGCAAATGAACTGGCAGAATTTGCAGTAATGAATCCTGCATTTGCTGTATCTCTAGCCCATGAGTCTGCACCGCCACCAGTATTTGCTTGTGAAAAAGCAGCATTAGCCTGTGCAAACGCAGCATTAGCCTTTGCGTATGCAGAAGGTACCAAAGAAGAAAAATCTTTAGTTGAATCTAGTCTTGATGGAGGTACTTGTGTTGACATTAATTATAGCCTTTTTATACTATTTATTTGATATCATATGGCGTTGTCGGTACACTTATGGTTCTTGCATAACCGTTCGTGATTCTTAAGTCTGCAATGTAACCAACTGTTCCATAATTAGCTAATCCATTATCTTTTGTACCAATGTATATAGAACCTGATGTGATATTGCCTGCTTGTGCGCCTGAAACAGTAGCTGTTCCTCCAGCAACACCATTGACATAGAAGGTCATTGTTGAACCACTACGAACCCATGCCACATGTGTCCATTGGTTGGAAAAAACTGTTGTTGTTCCGTAATAACTTGTACCATTATAATAGGCCATTCTCCATGAACCACTAACTGGTGATGCCAGAGCATTTAAAGAAAAAGCCATTGGGTTTGCAGTTCCGCCAGCTTGTCTACTATCCCATATACCCCATAATGTTGATATCGTGGCATCAGTTGGGTATACCCAACATTCAAATGTAAAATCTCCACTAAATTTTACAAGACTTGGTTGTGGCCTTATACCGAGGTAGTCACCTTTTGCTGGAAAATACACAGAAGTGAATCTAGATGTATTGTTGGCTGTAAAAGGTTGAAATGTGGAAATTCTTGCATCGCCTGCTTTAGTGATTGTAAATGCATTATTTGAACTGTCAATAAACCTATTGTTATTACATATTAATAATTGTGTGTTTGCTACTGCTGTTAGGGGACTTGTAGGAACTGTGATTGTTGTACCTGAATATAAACCAGTACCTTTGATTAATCTCATATTTGAAATGTGACCAGTTAAATAGTTTGCACCAGATGCACGACCACCAACACCATAGTTTGCGGTTGGTGTTACACCGTTAGTGGTGTCAGATTGATTGATAACTCTGGTACCATCATAATATGCACTTACTGTTCCTGAAGTTCTGGAAACTGCGACATGATGCCATGTATTTGCAGTGATACTAGCGTCTGATGCAATTAAATATGCTGTGCCGCCATACCAATCATAACTTAAACCAGCACTAGATGCACGTTTTAATATTCTAAATGAACCTGTTGTTTGTGATTCAAAGAAATCAATTTCAGTTGCAGGTACTGTTGGTGTATTGAACCAGAATTCAAACGTAAAGTCTCCTGTACCAAGACCCAAGTTTGCTTGATTTGCACCAAATGTTAAGTAGTCGCCGGTACCATCAAAATATGCACTGTAACTATCATAGTATGGAGAATTATTGGCCACTGCTACAGCAGTGTTTCCATTTTCAATGTTATTGATTCTTGTTATATCTGTTATAGGTGATCCACCTAATGTGCTACCTAACAATAGTGTGGTATTTGCTGTTGAAGTTAATGTTTTAGTTGGTGGTGTAAAACTTGTATTTGAACTATAAAGTGCTGTACCATTAAGTACTCTAACACTATTCATATATCCAGTAAAATAATCGTTTGGTGTATTATTATAATATCCAACTCTTGGTGCTGATTGCATTATGGATGATGTGTAACTTGTAAATACCGCATCAACCACACCATTTAAAAATACTCTAAGTGTATTACTTGCATCTCTAGTTACTACAACGTGATTCCATTGATATGGTACTATTGTTGTTGCTCCAGTAACGCTACCGGCTGTTCCGTGTGTTACTGTTAGTTTATTAGCAGTAGATATATTAATGGTCCATCTGTTGGCATCAGATGTTGTATATTGAGAATATAATACTTGTGCAGTTGAACTATTAACTTTTGTGGTATATAACCATGTTTCAAACGTAAATTGGCCTGTAGATGCTATTGGTATACCAGAAACACTCAAATAATCCGCAGTAGTGGTACCAGCAAAATATATGCTGCTTCCAAATGTATTTGATGAATAATCCGAAACAGCGCTTGGATTTGTTATTGTGAATGAACTAAAAGGACTAAATTTTGAAATGGCAGAATCGCCATTTCTAGTAATTGTAAGTGCATTATTTGAGTTGTCTATGAATTGATTTGATTGACAAGTCAATAATACTGTGTTAGCCACTGCTGTAAGTGGTGTAATAGAAGGTGTTGTATTTGATGTGTATAATCCAGTACCATTAATAATACGTAAATTTGAAATAAACATATTTTGTGGCGAAAGACCTGCATAATCTGCTGCTATACCCAAATTTGTACCTGAAGCTGCTGCCAAAGTAACACTAATTGAGGCTGAGGTATTTAATACTCCATTAATATATAATGATAATGTGTTACCGGATCTAACTGCGGCCACATGAGTCCAAGTATTAAGTGTGTAAGCATTTGAACTACTAGTAAGATTAGTAGTGGAACCTGCGCCCGTACCATAATAACGAAAAACAATACTAAATGTTCCAGAGCCACCACCTCTCAATGACCATGATGAATTTGAACTTGAGGGTAAACTTTCTCTATAGATACCAACAATCGGGCTAAGAGTCAATTCAGCTATAGGATATATCCAACATTCAACTGTGAAATCATTGGAACCAAAAAGAAATTGATTAAATGGTACAGTTAAATAATCTCCAGTACCATCAAAATAATTACTCCATGAAGTGCCAAATGGTGTGAATGATCCTGTACTTGGAATTCCGTTTTTTGTAATTATGTTATTAAAGTTACTTTCATCAATAAATGATTTTGTATTTGAAGAAAGGGATGTTTGTGTTGTCAACAACACTGTATTAGCCACAGGTGTCAATGGTGACCAAGAAGGAACAAAAGCAGATGTATATAATGCGGTGCCCTTAGTGACACGTAGATTAGAAATATATCCATTTAGATAAACCGAGTTTGAAACACCAACAATATATGTTGATACTGAAGCAGTACTTGCTGCTGAAATTGCTGTGGCTGTGCTAACTTTTACACCATTCAAATATAATGTGGCGGTTCCCCCATTTATAACTGCAGCACAATGATTCCATTGTTTTATGACCATATTTGATGTTGCTGTTATTGTTGTAGAACCATTAAGATTGTACAAAACCAATGCACCAGTTGTGCTAATATGAAATTGCCAATCTGTCGTTGTAGTTGTTGGATTTCTTCTTGCTAATATACAACTTGATTCGGTAGCAGTAAATGCATTTAAATATACCCATGCTTCAATTGTATAGTTTGCACTTGTTGGCCAGTCCAATGGATTGCCTACAGCTGACATACTCAAATAATCACCAGTACCATCAAAGTATGCTGAACCTTCATTGCCAATTAAAGTAACTGTTGATGTGTTTGCAAAAGGTCCGTTTCTTGTTGGTCTTGCATCACCATTAACTGTGATTGCAAATGCATTGTTTGAGTTATCAATTACTGTATTTGCTTGACAAGTTAATAAACTGGTGTTTGCTATTACCGATAATGGACTGGTTGGTGGTGTGAATGCTTCTGTATAGACTGAAGTGTCTTTAACAATTCTAAAATTACTTAAATATCCAGTAAAACCAAAAGTCGATTGACCTCCAATTTCTAATGTTTTATTTTCACTAACAATATTAGAACTTGTACCACTACCCAATACAGCACCATTTTTATACAAAACAAAACTTGTTCCTGTTTTCACTAATGCAAGGTGGTACCACTGATTTAATGAGAAATTATGTGTTACATTTATGATATCTCCTGATACCTGTGACGAGCGTAATATAATCGTTCCATCGCCCCAAAGATACAAATATGGATTGTAAGTACCAAAATTATATAAATTGTCATTAGTGCCGGCGCCTGGTAATCCGGTAAAATAATACCAACCTTCTACTGTAAAATTGGTTGTTCCCATGTTAAAAGCTGTATTGCTAGTTAATGACAAATAATCTCCAGTGCCATCAAAATACATACTGTAATTATTTGCAGCAGGCACAGTGATTGTTGTTGGTGTACCATCAAATGGAACAAATGGACTAACTGTTACATCACCGTTCTTTGTGATTGTAAAGTTATTATTTGAATTGTCAATTAATCTATTTGATTGACATGTCAACAAAGATGTGTTGGCTACATATGTTAACGGTCCTGTTGGTGGAGTTGTATTTGCGGTGTATAGTGCAGTGCCTTTAAGAATACGAACATTAGAAATGTATCCTAACCAATCATTTGTTGTTGATCCAACTTGTCTGCCAATTGTTGGAGTACCATTACTTACATTTACATCAGAATTGGTGGCAGTGGCATCAATTATACCGTTAATGAACAATCTTGCTGATGTACCAGAGCGAGTAAGTGCAACATGAGTCCATTGATTTAATGGTATTGTTGCATTACTGGTGATCCAAGTGGAAGTTGAATTAAAAGCTGCTAATTTATTATTAGTAAGTGTATAGATTAACACATTCAAATCTTGATTGCCACGTAAATCAACAATTGCTCTTTGTGTTCCTGAATCTGTTTTGTATATCCATGCTTCGATAGTGTAGTCTGCACTAATAGCAAATGCTGAGTTAGCAGAAAAACTTAAATAATCCCCAGTACCATCAAAATAATTACTATAATACCCTTCTTCAAAAGGATTAAATTTACTTGACTTTGCATCTGCAATAACTGAGATTTGACTATTAATTGGACTTGAATCTGTATTAAAAGTGACTCCGTTTGGTATTGTGTTTGCACTCAAAAGTAATGATGTATATTCCCAAAATAAATCACCAGCAAGATTGATAGACCAATTCAAATATAATGTTGCGCTTCTACTTGTTGTGTTTGCAGTTGCGGTTATAATTGATGTGTTGCTGCCAAGAACTGTTGCTGTACCAGAAATTATACCTGTAGAAGTATTCATTGACAGACCAGTTGGCAATCCACTTGTTGTATAAAGTACACCATAACCGGCCGCAGAAGTTGCAACAGTTGTTACATTTGATATGGGTATATCTTGTGTTATATTATATGTTGTGTTGTTTGCTGGTGATGAAAAAGAAACAACATCTGTATTTACTGTAAGTGAAAAAGAACGAACTGAATCTTGATTTTCCGCATCAGATGCTTGTATTGTAAATGAATATGTTGTACTTGATCCATCAACTGGTGCGGTACCTGAAATTGTACCACCAGAACTCAATGTTGCACCTGATGGTAATGATCCTGAGTATAAAGAATATGTAATTGGTGCATCACCTGTTGCAACAACCGATGTGTTAATTGCAGTTGTTTCATATACAGAACCTAATGAACCAGCTGATGTGGTGAATGTTGGTAGGCCAGAATATACCAAACCTGGAACAAGAATGCCAGTACCACCATTTGCATTGGTAACAAAAATAGTATAACTACCAGAACCTAATGCCGGTGAACTAAATGCTAGGCGACCAGAATCCAAAAATGTTACTGCACCTATTGTAGTAGACCCAACCAAAACTGTGGCGCCAGGTGCGAAACCTGACCCATATAACACAATAGTTTGATTGCCTGCTGTATCTGCTGCGGTATCATTTGTATCAACATAAGATCCATTAGTTACCGCAAAACGAGTAACAGTAGGTATTAAGAAATTTTGTTGGTTAAAATGTTCACCAACTGTAATAATACCTGTTGTGTCTTTTGCTCTCTTACCTCTAACACCGGCATTGAACATTAACTGATCTCCTCAAACGAACATACCGCTTGTAGTGTACTGTTGTTGCTGGCTGTTAATCTCAATGCATCGCCTTCCATTAAATATATTGAAAGTGTTTTATCGATGGCTGTAAAAGATGTATCTGCTGCAATAGAAACTGTGCTGACTAATTTATATGCTGTTGCACTTCTAAACAAATCAACAGTTATATCTTGTGCATTTGTTGCGTGTATATTGGAAATAATCAACGAATTGATTTTTAATATTTTACCACTAGACGAAGGATTTGTTGCAATTGCCGCAGCTGATGTGGTAACTGCTTGTACCTGTGTATTTCCGTTGATTGTTGTTAGTGCTGCTATGTTTGGGTTTGCCATTTTAAATCCTTAGAATCCGAAAACAATTGACATTGCAATTGCTTTTGATAGTGATGTTCCGCCAGTATTTGCTTGAATGAATGCTGCGTTTGCTGTAATGAATGCTGCATTTGCGGTTTCTCTAGCATATGTATCCGTACCACCGCCAGCACCAGTGTTTGCTTGTGCAAAGGCCGCATTAGCTTGTGCGTATGCCAAGTTTGCTGTGTTTGCGGCATAAGGGTCTAGAGCACCACCGCCTGTTATCGTGGTCACTTCTACATTTGCACCATTTTCAAATGTGCTATTGAATGTTACTACATTACCAGAAACAGTATATGTGTCTCTTAATTGTGTGATACCATCTACAACAGCAATTATATAATTTTCACTTGTTGGTGATGTACTTAAAGTGAATGTTGTTGTTCCACCATTTGCAGTAAATCTATTAGAATAAATTGATACTGGTGTTGCACCAGTATTTGCAGCATTATATGCAGCATTGGCTCTATCAAAAGCACCATTGGCAAATAAACCAGAACTTGTGGCTTTTGAATCTGCGGTGTTTGCGGCAGCGAATGCACCGTTGGCAAAAATGGCTCCTGAATTTGCGGTATCATATGCATTATTAGCCTGAGTTCTTACCCAAGTATCCGTACTACCTGTATTCGCTTGTGCAAAAGCTGCATTAGCTCTATCAAAGGATGCATTCGCAAATGATGCCGATGAGTTGGCTGTAGTGAAAGCGCCGTTAGCAAAACTTGAACTAGAGTTTGCCGTATCGTAACTAGAATTGGCTCTATTAAAGGCACCATTAGCAAACGATGCACCAGAATTGGCTGTTACAAAAGCGCCATTAGCAAAAGATGCTGCTGAGTTGGCAACTATAAAGGCACCGTTAGCGAATGATGCACCAGTGTTTGCTACACCATAACCTGCATTAGCCCTATCAAATGCGCCATTAGCAAAACTTGAACTAGAGTTTGCAGTTACAAATGCACCATTGGCAAATGAAGCTGCTGAATTGGCTTTATCATATGCATTATTGGCTTGTGTGAAAGCTGCTGTTGAATAACTTCCAGAACTAGTATTTGCTGCAATAAAAGCCGCATTTGCACGGTCAAAAGCACCATTAGCAAAAGATGCTGCCGAATTGGCTTGACCAAATGCACCGTTGGCAAACGATGCACCAGAGTTTGCTTTATCATATGCATTGTTTACATATGGTAACAGGTCAATATTTTTTACTGTAATTGTGGTTGATTTAAGATTCGCATTTAGTGTTGCAATCTTAAATGAACCATCAGTAATAATGATGTTATTGTTTGCACCAACTTCAGGTGTATATTCTTCAAAGAGTTGCCATTCTTTAGTGCCAGCATCTCTTATCAAACCAGTGTGTGCATTGATGCCGTTATTGTAATGAGCTGCAAAACCAATATCAAGCACATCACCGGAATAGTTTCCTGTACCCATGATAAACAAAGTATCATTTGCAACAATTTGAGTTGCACTGGTACTGAAAGTATTTCCTGTGATTGATAGGTTACCAGTGATGTTTACATCACCAGAAATTGTACCACCAGTACTATTGAATTTTAAATTGGCTGTTGTAAAGGCACCATTAGCAAACGAAGCTGCTGAGTTGGCTGTTATGAAAGCACCGTTAGCAAAACTTGCAGCTGAGTTAGCAACAAGGAATGCTCCGTTAGCAAATGATGCCGCAGAATTGGCTGTTTCAAGCGCCGCATTGGCAAAAATAGAACCTGAATTGGCTGTATTTCTAGATGTTTGGTCAATTGCAACACCTTGGAATGCGGTGTTTTGATATGTACTATCGGGAAATATTAATTGATTATTAGAAAATGACCAAGTGCTGTAATCTGTTCCATCTGTACCTGTAGCAATCTTGACAATATCATAACGATTTGAGATTAGTCTCGTTTCATTGTCAAGAGAGAGTTTATTTCCACCATATGAACCACCGTAAATACCTTTACTCGATTCAATACCAGAAGCACCAAATTTAATTTCTTGTCCACCAGAATTAATAGCAACAATACCAATATCAGACAATGTAAGATTGGTTGTACCACTAGGTGAATAAAATATTGGTGAGTAAATGGAAGTGTTGGCAATAAATGAATTTGCCGTAACATTACCAGCAATAGTACCACCAGTTAATGATAAATTATTGTTTGCTTTAGTAAAAGCACCATTGGCAAAAGATGCTGCTGAGTTAGCAGTTACAAATGCACCATTAGCAAATGAACCGGCTAACCTTACATCCTTCTTACTTTGGTTGCCAATGTAGGTGAATTGCATATTATGTTATTTCTAATAGACTTAAAATAACATCAGCTGCTGAAGCATTACTTGTTGAAACTTTTATAATGTCATTGGCTTCCATGACCAATTTCTGTTCACCACCAATTGTAATCAATGAATTGCCTGGCTCAATTTCAGCCATCTTAATCATATAATAGTCTGAACCACCAGAGGTTAGAATTACGTTTGCTGTTATTGTTGTGTTTAGTATGTTTGCGATTGTCATACCAATCACGGTAGTAGACACACCTACACCAGCCGTATAGATGGTTGTTGGTGATGTTCCGACTGCTGCTTGTAGTTGATTTTTAAAAGTATTTGCCATTTAAATTTCCTTATCCTCTATTTATTTCATCAACTAAAGGCGATTGTAAAAGCAACAATGTCAGCGTTAACGTCTAGTGCGGTTGTTCCTGTATTAGCTTTATCGTATGCAGATTGTGCAATAATGTATGCAGTGTTTGCTTCTGTGAAGGCACCGTTAGCAAAAGATGCTGCTGAGTTTGCTGTTACAAAGGAACCATTAGCAAAAGATGCTGCTGAGTTTGCTTTATCATATGCGTTGTTGGCCTGTGTTCTGACCCAAGGATCACCACCAGTATTTGCTGTATTGTATGCCGCATTGGCATGATCGAATGCTGCATTGGCTCTATCAAACGCAGGACCAGGGTCACTTCCACCTGATACTGATGCATTGATTGTGATTGTTTTTGTAGTCGTATTGGTGCTGATGGTAATGTTACTACCAGCAACAAAAGACAAGGTGTCTGAACCACTTCCCGCAAATATTAGGGAGTTGTTTGAGTTGATTGTGTCAAATGAGAATTGGTTGGAGATGTATGATGTACCACCAAGACTGTTTTTATAATACAGTTTTCCATCGGCGTAGTTGAGAGCAACCTCACCAAATGCAAGACCTGATGGTGTGTTTCCTGTTACGCCTGATTTTTTTAACTGTATTGCTGTGTTTGACATTTACTTAAAACGATCCGCCATCCTTGAGTTCGCCATCAGCATCAACTAAACTTGTTATAGTCGTTGGTGCCACTTCTTTATTTAGCTGTTCTTCAATTTTTTTACGCTTGGCAGGAGGTAGTTGTAAGTATTCAATTCTTTCAACCAATTCAGTAATCTTATTGTTTAGATTACTTTTTTCGGTTTCATGTTTATGAATTAATAGTTTAACATTCTTTTCATTTTCTTCATTAATGCCTTGAATTTTTCCATTCGTTTCGGCATTCATAGAGGTGATTCTAGTTTCAAGTTCTATACGAACTCTATTAGTTTCTTCTCTGGCTCTAATCAATTCACCTTTAAATGTTTCAACATGTGTTGCTTGATTCTTGACACTATCATAGTCTCTAAACTTTGTAGTTAGTTCCTCAAGTTCAACACGATGTTTATTGGTCAATTCATTAATGTCATTACTTTGTTTAGTAACAAGTTGTTCTTTTTCATCTAACTTGTTTTTCAATTCTCGTATAACATCATTTTCATTTGTTGCGTTGGTTTCTTTTAATTGTTGAACTGTTTCTTTTAGTTCACCATTTGATTTAACCAACGCTTCAATATTTTCAGTTTGTTCCTTTACAACTTCATCAATTATCTTAGCATTCGCTTGCATTGAGACATTCCGAATAACACAATCTGTCATTGTGCTGGTCAATATCTCAATGTAGTGATTTAAATACTTCTCATTTCCCATTTCAAACTCCTATCATAAAAAAATCTATTACATTATATAGTCAGCTTAGAATTGACCTCCATCTAAAGCAGATGACCAAACAGGAACACCTGCATTAGTTACTGTAAGAATTTGGTTAGACCATGTTTGGTCGGATGTACCTGCCGCAGCAGTAACTGCCAGTGCATTTGTACCATCGCCGTATACGATACCTTTTGCGGTGAATGTAGAAGCACCTGTACCGCCTTGTGTTACAGTCAATCCAGAAATGTCCGAAGCAGTCGCAGCACTAACACGACCATAAGCATCAACAGTCAACGATGTGATTGTCTTAGCAGCACCTAGTGTACCAGTTAATGAGTATGTAACGTTAGCGATTGCCTGAATTGCACCAGTGCCATTGCCAACCAACATTCTACCAGCAGTAAATGTAGAAGCACCTGTACCGCCTTGTGCAACTGATAGACCAGAAATTTCTTGTTGCGTAAATCCTGTTACACGACCATATACGTCTGTTGTAATATTATTAACTGTATTTGATGTTGCAACGTTAGTATTGATTGACGATACGTTTGCTTGTGATACTAAAGCACCTGATCCGTTGCCAATAATAACTTGGCCAGCAGTGAATGTACTTGCACCAGTACCGCCTTGGCCAACTGTTAGACCAGAAATTGCTTGGAATGTTGCAGCGGTTGTTCTACCATATGCATCAACAGTTACAGAAGTAATAGTATTGTTTTGTGCGCCACTACCTGTTTCAGTATATGTACTATTAGCAAGTAGTTTTAATGAGTTTGAACCATCACCAACAAGGATAGAACCTGCTGTGAATGAACTTGCACCAGTACCACCGTTAGATACTGTTAAATCATCAGTTAAACTTAATGATTTAATTTGTGCGGTGCCAGCAACATATAAAGTTCCAACATTTGCTTGAGTTGTATTGGCATATGTTGCAATTAAATTGGCTTTCAAGTTTGCTTGACGGAAACTTGCATCCGAAACGTTAATAACGTTACCTGTTGGTTCTATGTTATAGTTGTCAAACAAATAGAAGTAGCCATCACCAGCATGACGCAACAAACCTGAATGACGGTCTGTACCATCGTTGTAATGGCCGTAGAAACCAATATCAACCGCATCTGATGCATTGTTTTTACCAAGTGCAATCAATGAGTCTTCAACAGTAAGTGTTTCAACGTTGTATGTTGTTGATGTACCTAAAACCGACAAGTTGCCGCTAAGTATAAGGTCGCCATCAATTGTTTGTCTTAAACTTGGAGTATTTGCACGAACAACTGTTGTGTCTACACTAAAAGAAACTGTGTTATCTGTTACAGCTGAAGTAATACCTGCGGCACCAACGAATGTTAATGTATCAGTTGCAAGATTAACTGTGTCTGTACCAGAATCACCTACAATATTTAATGCTGTAGAGATTGTTGATGAATTTGCAATGGTCATAACACGACCGTTTGCAGACACTTGAATAATAGGTATTACTGTTGAACCACCATAAGTACCAGCAGTTAGACCAGCAATTGTGTTAAGTGATGCACTTAATGTTGCATTTGCAGTACCATTAAACAACTGTGCGGATGCAGTAATGTCACCACCAGAAACATTAATAAATCTGTCTGTTTGAAATTGTGTTGCGGAGTTTGCATTACCTGTAATGTTTGCAACGTCAATGCCTGTTGCAGTAACA